ACATAACCAAGTCGTCATTATATCCTGTTTGAGCCTCAGCTCTACCACCTGACCATATAAATACGAACATTTCTTCTGCTAGACGATTTGATTTTATAACAGGGGCTCTTTCTCTGAAGTACGTCTCATACTTTGATACCACGAGTGGTCTTGTCTTTGATGTCATTGAGAATCCCGGCACCATCTGTGACTTATCTTTAAGGTCATAACCTTTCGGTATATGAACAGATGGATCTGTATATCCATCTTCTTTATATGTGTAATAAAGATTTGGATAGCCACGGTCAATTATTTGTTGAATTACCGCCCATCCGATATTTGCGTTTTCAACTACAAGAAGAGCATCATTATATTCAGTTGCAAGAGATACAAGAAGATTACCATAAGACTTTGTATCTAACTTACCTTGATACTCTGCAACTTGTTCTATGTTTTCTATATCCATAACGTGAAATGCAGAATAGTCTTTACCATCACCACGAGCAACGTCAGCACATATCATATATGACTTATTAGGGTCGGGGTCGTCCCATATCCAAAGGGCACCTTCAGCACCTCTCTTTTCTCTTGGTTCACAAATATATGTCTTTTGATACCAGTCGATTGTATTACCGTCAACAACAGATTGACCCGATGAAAGGAAGTCACCGTCACACTCTTGAGCAGCAAGTGCTGGACCAAGAATGATGTCTTGTTGGTCTCTCCAAGCTTGGTCGCGTTCAGGGTGAACCGTCCAGTGAAGGAAGATTGGATTGAAGGCACTCTTACCTGTCTTTGCATTAACCCACTGTTTATGATAGAAATTACCAACCCCGTTAGGAGTCGAGTTTATAATTGCAGAACCGCCAGTGTTGATTGTAGACTGTGCAGAAGCCCAAATTTCCTCGATGTTATCAATGAAGGCTCCCTCGTCAATAATAAGAAGAGATAGAGCTTCCGAACGAGCAGCATCTGCCGCGGCAGAAACAGCTTTTATCTGTGAACCGTTCTTGAAACGAAGTGAGAGTTTGTTATCTTCCACTACAGAGGTCTTCAACCACGATGGAAGATTATCGTACATAACTCTAACCTTCGTTACGAGATTCTTCGCAGTTTCTTGTTTAGTTGCAATAACGAGAATGTTTTGGTCTGTTTGAAACAACATCAACCAAAGAGAATAACCAGCAATAAGAGTTGAGATACCTAACTGACGAGACTTCAAACAAATGTTATATCTGTGGTCTTGGAAATCACGAAGCACATCTTCCTGAAAGTTCCATAATTCGAACAGAATCTTACCACGAACGGGGTGTTGAATCTTGGCGTACTTTTTCATAAAGTATACCGGATTAGCAGCACACTTTACATACTCTTCTTTAATTATATCACGTAACGTTTTGTTTTGTTGAATCATTACAATATCACGCCCAAAATGATTGTTGCAACCGTTGCACCACCACCGAACCACAGCCACTTATTATCATACCACTTTGGCATCATAATATCAATAGTCTCGCGGAGTTTCTTATTTTCCTGTTCCATCAAATTGATTACAGTCTGACGGTTTTCTAATTGACTTTCGTAAACAAGTGCTCGTTGTTTTTGTGTACTAACGAGGGTGTCTTGTGCAATGATTATATCTTTTTGCCAACGAATAGTATCTTTTAATAATTGGATTTTGTTAGCAAGAGTAAGTATGTTACTTTTTGGCAAACAAACTACTGAATCTTGTGATTGTCCATTTGATGTAATAACTGCAAGCAGAAATAAAATTGGTAATATCCATTTCATATCACTCCTCGATAAACTCTTCTAAAAATTTTACCGCCGAATCTGAATGATTGATTGGTGGTGTTTTGTATTTTATAAATGTTTGTTTTACTATCTTTACCGTTTCTTCTTGATGGGTAACGGCAGAATCTAATAATTGTGCAACTACAAGAATACTGTCATACTTTTGATGATACTTGTTTACTTCTGCACGAAGTGAATCAGCAATTCTCATATTCTCGGTTACTCGGTCATCTACCATCATAGAAGAATAAATAGCCATACCAACACCACCGATGGCGATTACTGGTATTAGGATATTCATAATAATATTCTTTATCATTTACTTACTCGGATTTGTTGATACAAATTTCGCTTTACCACGTCTGGTTGAACCATACTTTCTTTTACGTGTTACCGCACTTTTCTTTTGTTTAGAAGACATACTAGATGCACGTCCTGCTGGTACACATTTTGGATAAGCACGTTTACCACCCTTTCTCGATTTAGAACCAGCGGAGGCACCACATGGAGGATGACCACCTGATTTTGTTTTTCGAGAAATATCTACCCATTTTTCTTTGAACCACTTACGAAGACCACCAGAAGGTTTCTTTCCTTCCATGAGGTAACTCTTCACGTATTCGCGAATAATTAAACGGGTAATATGTTCTTGACACGGTGTCATAGAAATAAATATAAGATTACTTCAAACTCTTGAATTTTTTGTTTTTATCCAATGGATAAAATTTTTCAACTCCAAATCTTAATGTTGGGTCATCTCTATTATCTCTAATTAAGAAATATACATTTTTTAATTCAGATGGCAAAATTCCCTTATACCACTTATTTACATAAAATTGAAGTCCTTCATTTAAAACCTGTCCTAATCTGTACTGATATGGTGCCTTCATTAGTTCTATACCTCTCAATCGTGGAGAAGTAATATTACTACCATTATATATGGAATCAGTTGTTTCTATCGTATCTCTAAATGTATATCCTGTAACAGATGAGATGGTTATAGGTAGATTAGATTGAGACCCACCAAGTCTTCTATCAAACGCAAGATTACTTAATGTTACAGTTATTGCAAATTGATATTCGTCACTTCCATTTTGTTTTTTAACAACTGATTCATGTAAATCAACTGTTATATCCATTAGAGCAAGATTTTTTCTATCTAAATCAATAGTCAAACCAAATGAATTATTATCATTGAATACAGATTGTGTTTCAATTTCAAATGCTTTTGCAACATCTTCTTGAACAGAACCATAACTAGGTTTATTAGATGTTCCAGTACCAGTTCCTGTTCCAGTACCAGTACCAGTTCCTGTGCCTGTTCCAGTACCAGTTCCAGTGCCTGTTCCGGTGCCTGTTCCGGTGCCTGTTCCTGTTCCAGTTCCAGTTCCGGTTCCAGTACCAGTTCCTGTTCCAGTGCCCGTTCCGGTTCCTGTTCCAGTACCAGTTCCTGTTCCGGTTCCAGTACCAGTTCCGGTTCCAACATTAACTTTACCCGGTTCATCCTTATTTAAGATTCCATCACCATCAATATCATCATCTTTATCGTTCGGAGTACCGTCGCCATCAATATCATCATCCAAATAATCAGGTGTACCATCACCATCTGTATCTTGATTTTTTAAAATATCTGGAATCTTTATTCCTAAGTCTGGGAGACTCAATACTGCGAACCAAGGCAAAACCAAAGGAAGTGGTGATGGAACGGCAGGAACTAGTCCACTGTAAATACCTGCTATTGTTAATTGATGTTTTACGAGTGCATTGATAAAATCGGATAGTGCCTGTTCGGAGTCTTTCTTTTTTAAACCATCTTGTAATTCTTTATCCAAAGGTTTTGGTGATCCAGGAAAAAGAACTTGACATCCCGTTGTTGGTGCAAACATAGGAGGTAACGGTGGTAAAGGTGTAAAAGTAGAATTCAACCAATAAAGACAAAAACCAAGAGCCATCAATGTGAATCCTGGTTCTACTTTATCTTTATCCGAACTAATTGATACAATTCTTAAATTAACTTCTAATCCAAGTTGAATGAAACTTTTAAGAGTATCTTTATCACCCTTCAATAACTTTGCACCGAAGAATGGACCACTGCTTCCAATGTTTGCTAAATCATATGCCGTTGCTATTTTATCAGCAGCATCGGCAGAATCTTTTATTGATTTTGATTCAATGTAAGGTCTAAGATATGTTTTGAGTATTTGTGCATTCATTATTAAGTTTTGTCTATTGCACCTTTACCAGACTTTGGCCAACCAAATCTACAGCTCCAATAACGAGGTGTTGTTCTATCTTTTGCGGTGTGACATTTGTGTCTTGCTCTAAACGATTTTCTACGTTGAGCATTTGACTTTTTAATTCTCATTGTTTTTGTTCCACCCGAACCCTTATGACCAAAGTTTACTTTTACAACATTACCGTTTGGTTTTTTTACATATACCGAGAATTTCTTTGGACCACCGGGTGTTCTGAATGGTTTACCTAAAGATACTTTGCGTCCACGATATTCAGCTTCACCGAGAACTTCTGTTTCTGATTCTTGAAGACCAAAATGAAGTTCTACAATTCTACCACACCCATTTGTTGTATATCCTTCGAGACGATAAACTGGGTTATTAATTGTGACCGATTCATTACGATAACCACCACCGGCAGCTTTGTATGCTTTAACAAGTGCGGCCGAGGCATACGCACTCGGCCACACCTTAAATTTCTTCTTTATACGTGACTTTACTCTACTGTAAAGAGATTTATTAGTAGGAACGGCACGTTCTATTACAATAGATTTTGACATAGTTATTGTCCCTTACGTGAAAACTTCTCTGCGGTTGCAACACCGAGACCAACAATGATAATATACATCAAACCTTCAAAGATAAACTCTGTGATTTGAAATCCCCAAAAAAGATTTGCACCCCATGTAACTAACATGGCAAGTACACATAAAAACGTAACAACTCTTTTTGATGAGACCGAGCCATCAATATCTGAAATCATTGACGCTAGACCCGATTTTAGTTGTTCAATCACTATTGTTCTCCAATTTTTGAATAAAATCCTGACGAAACTTTTCGAATTCTTCTTCTATCTTTTGTAAAAGTTCTTCTTTTGTTTTACCAGTGCTCCATTTTTCAGAATCACCAAACGAATTTGCAAATTCTAATTTTGATAATTCTTCTGCAATCAAATTCTTGTCTTTTTCCGCTTCTGCCAACCATGCCAAGGCATTTTCTTTCATTTTTTCTCGTTCGTATTCATCCCATCTACCTTCTAACCTAATTTTATGTTCCATATCAATTACACAATCAAAACACATACCATGAATCATTTTCATTTTTTCATCCATGTTTTTTGGCATGGTACAGGTACAAGTTTCTTTTGGACAGTTTGGGAAAGAATTTAAATACTGGTGAAGTTCTTGTTGCCACTCTTTTCCGAGTTTTATAGAATATCCTTCTTTTTGTTCCCATTCATTTCCATCAGCATCCTTCCATCTATCTCCAACTTTTCTTGTTATTTTTTCTTCAACTTCACCATCATATCCAACCTGAATAGAAGTTTGCGAAGTATGTTGTCCTTTTAAAAGTTGTTTGACATCATCTACACTGTCAATTTTTACCATATACCACCATCGAATAAATGAAACTATTTACTATAATTATGTTTTGAATCTGAAATAATTCAGAAGTTGATTGATTGGAGCAAATACACCTGTTAATTTGTATGTTTTTCCATTAAATGTGAAGACAATACCTTCGAGTGGAGCTATGGCATTTATACCACCAGCACCTTCTATTCTTTTCAATTGTTTTTTCAAAACTTCTATGTCTTCTAATTTATTAGAGTTTGATAGAGTTTGAATTGCCCGTTCCACATCAGCTTTTATTTTGTTTGATGTTTTTGTTGGGTCTAGTGACATTACATTCTTTACATTCTTTAAAACCTCTGCACCAAATTCTAAAACAAGTAATTCAAAAGGAAGAACATTTAATTGCATCTGTTCACCAACTTTTGTTTTATCAACGTTTTTAGCCCAAGTTAAAAGGTTTTTATCGGGAATATTTGAACTATTCAATGCAAATGATTTATCACCAAAAGCCCATCGGTTTCTAAGACTTTCCAAAGTTTTTTTGTCAATATTTAAACCAGCTTCTTTTGTATTCGTCTTTATATATTTTTCCCACCAACGTTGGTGCCATACACCAATGGTATCGGTATCTAAACATTTCATCTTTTTCTGTAAGGTTTCAAGTTTTCCGATGAAGTAAGATAATCTTTGATTAAAGTTCTTTGTTTTATTCACAATTATAGTTTTTGGTTTTGTTATACTGAATGTTTCTTGTGAGTTTGCGTTCACTTGTTTTATCATTCCAGCTAAAATCCGTGCATATTCAGGATAATCTTCTATTTTTTCACCCTTATCATTATACAAAGAAACTCCATGAAAAACAATATAAGCACCATCATAATTTATTATGTTCTCACTTTTCGGGTACATAACTTCAAGATTCATCCAAGCTTTACCACCTTTAAAAATCTTCTCTTGTTGTTTTGGTGTTAAACTTTGAATCGCCTTTTCCAAATCAGAGAACGCAAATGTAAATGCCTCTTCAATAGAACCACGACCACTAAACTTTGTCTTAATAGACGAATAATCCATTCCACCATTCTTGATGTCTGATTTATTTCTAGCGGCATAAAGTTTACCCTCTCTAAAAGATACAAACAAATTTTGTCCATCTAATTTTTCGGTTGGATTTCCTTCTACTGTTATTTTGCCCGAAAGTCCAAGTCTGAACATTTGTTTCATATCACCAAATGTAAGACCGAAATCTTCAAACGGATGGGTCATGTGACCTGCCGCTCCACCTTCTTTTAAAAGTGGTCGGTCATCTTTAGCGACTTCTGCAAATACTTCATTCCAAAATTCTCTACGAACTATTGATAGTGGTTCCGACTTTGGTTCATCGGCTTCGGGAAGAAGATTTATACCAAACTTATCTGCCAATTTTACAATAACTGGAATCAATAACATA